GAAGAACTCACAGAAAATCCCAAGAAAGCAATGGGTAAGATATTACATGATTTAAATGATATTGAAGTGTTATATGATGAAGATGTGCAGGAGTATGATACAGGTAATCTAGATAGACTAGAGGATTGGAAGGAGCGCAGTGACCTACGTAAAATGGGTGACGGTCTCATAGGAATAAAGACCCCGTTCCGATCAATCAATACTACGGGTGTGGGGTGGCAACCCGGAGACCTCATCTCAGCATTCGCTCGACCAACGGTAGGTAAAACATGGTTGTGCGTAGATGTTGCTGCGACAGCCGCCTTGAATGGGTACAAAACACTTCTAGTCTCTACAGAAATGACTAAAAAAGCCATTAATATGCGTATGGATGTAATAATGGGGCATAAAAGCGGGTATAAACTTTCTCATAGAGCGTTACGAACAGGTAGTCCGATTGACGAAGAGAAGTACACTAAGTTTTTAACTGAGTTAGATGAGAAAAATTTATTAATATGTGATCATATAAGTGGAGAAGATAGTATTTCTCTTCACAGTATAGCTAACCTAATACGAAAACATGCTCCGGATATTACCGTAATTGATGGTGTGTATCTGGTGTCCACAGCCATGAAGAATTCAGCTTCATGGGAACAGAATCATAGTCTATTCTATGGATTAAAGAATTTGGCTTTATCCCAAGATACAACTATTATGGTATCCACACAGGCTACGAGAGATGCGGCAAATATGTTTGCGCCTCCTCGTGCTGATCAAGTAGCATTTGGTGATGCTCTTATTCGTGCTTCCGATATTGCACTTTCTATGTGCATGGTAGAAGATTCTGATAATCTCAGGTCAATACAGTTCCAGAAGTATAGAGATGGAGAGTTACCGGTCGATATGTGTACCTTTTTGTGGAACGTTGATGAAGGCGAAATAAAGGAAATAGATGACGTTTTCTAGGAGGAAAGAAATGCAATTATTCGCATGGTTGAAGCAAGATGAGGATAGTGTTGTCGTTAAAACCGCTAAGAGCAAAGGGCCGGGGAAACTGTCTGTACCGATTACGGTAGCCGATATTCGCCGGGGACGAGTTAGCGATTCTAGCGGTTACGAGAATGAAGTAGTGCTTTTTGTTAGAGCTAATAAGCTAGATCGGAAGGCACGTAAGTAATGATTGATTGGTCAGCAGTCCTGTTAAAAGCAGGATTGAATACTCCAGTAGGAGTAGAACAGTTCACCATTAGGTGTCCCTTTCATACTGACCAACATGACTCGTGTTCAATCAACACAGAAGAAGGTGTATGGATTTGCTTTCGGGGGTGTGGTCAAGGGAGTCTCAAATCGTTTCTACGAAGATATCTGAACTTATCGGGTAAACAAGTAGATAGTTTCATAGGAGATCATGAGGTTATAATAGATACCTCATTCTTCGATGATGCGCCGATTGAACTAACCACACTTCCGGAAGTAGATTTCCCATACAATATTAAATTTGTACCTGATTGGATTTTTGATAGGCAATTCACAGTCAAAACTTTGAAGCGTTGGGAATGTGGAATAACCGGACAGAACGGGTTGGCTTTTCCTGTACGGGATGAACTAGCACGTATTGTTGGGTGGGCGGTGAGAAGAGAGAAGGGCTTCCCAAAGTACCTGTATAACCAATCATTGAAAAAGTCTAAGTTACTTTTCGGTGGGCATCTAATAAACGAAGTACCACTTATATATGTAACAGAAGGCCCATTAGATGCCATGTGGTTAGATCAGGCGGGGTATCCCGCAGTAGCCCTACTCGGGGCTTACATGTCGAAAGCCCAAGCAGATTTACTACAGGATTTCTCAGTAGGGGAAGTAGTACTGTGCTTTGATAACGATGAAGCCGGTCAAATTGGTTTGGGTAAAGCCTTGACAGTCTTAGGTGAGGGTGTTAGAGTTTCTTATGTAAAGATTCCGGAGCCTTATAAAGATGTACAAGACATACGAAAGTGTGATACACTAGATATGGTTCTAAAAGATAGAAATTATTGGTAAAGGAGAAATCCATGGTAGGTATTAGTGGAATACAGAATAGAATAGATAAGCGTACTTCGTCGGAAACTTCGGCGGAACTACGAAAAGAACTATGGTTCAAAGATGGCGATCAAGCTTTCATGACCATAGTAGCAACGGGTGACGAAGATGACCCCAAGCTTGCAGATTACTGGATGTACACATTCAATGATGATGGTCGCTGGACTAGTGTTCTTGGTGGTACAAACGGCCCACTAACTTCGGTACCCGAAGGCACTCGACCTTCGCACAGGTTTGGGTTCTGGGCGTTTGTACACGACGTTCTACATACAGAGCGTAGAGTAGATACATGGGAGCCTGTAGAAGGCCCCTCCGGGCGCAAGCTGTATAGAGAGAACGTAGACGATTTCAAGATCGTACCGCTAGCTTTTGGTCGAAGTAACTACATCTGGAATCAACTTGTAGATGTTTACAATGACTGGGGTTCCCTAGACAAGGGTGTAGTACGGGTTCGTCGTACAGGTTCAGGAATGCAAGACACATCTTACACTGTGGTAGTAAGTCCTAGAGAATTAGATATCCCCAGTGATAAGCTTACTGAAATAGATGGATTAGTTCCAGTGTTGGACTATATGAATGAGCGGTACGGGGAAGCGACAAAGGAATCTGTTTCTAATGACGTAACAGTACCGGATACTGCGGTGAGTATTGATACCGCTGCGGACGACAAACTTCCGTTCTAGTGTTAGTAACAACTACAGAAGAATTCAATACAGCAATCACATACTTATCTGAATATGATGAATGGGTGATTGATTGTGAAACTAACGGGTTCTATGCCTTACAGGGCAATCAACTTTGCGGTGTCGGAGTGGGGGTAGAAGATAAAACTTATTACTTCCCATTCCGACATCAAACATTAGATAGCAATCTTGATAGTGACTTACTTCCTAAACTGATGGAAGTAATGAATACCTGTAAGACTATAGTTGGTTATAACATTAAGTTCGATCTAAAGTTTCTAGAGAAGGAAGGTTTGGCTATACAGGACAAAGACCTATTAGATGTCATTGTTATGGTACGCCTTACAGAAAGTACGAATGTAACTGCTCTAAACCTCACAGATACCCTTATACGTAGATATGGGCCTGACGCAGGGGCTTATGACATAGAAACTAAACAAGTGTTACGAAAGAATAAGTGGACTAAGGACTTCTCGCTATGTCCTCCCGATATACTTGGCCCTTATTGTGAGAAGGATGTAGCGGGTACAGCCAGATTATATGTAGATTGTAAAGATAAGATTCTTAGAAGTGGGCAAGAAAAGGTATGGCAGTTAGAAATTGATTTAACGAAGGTTCTATATAACATGGAGTGTAAAGGGGTCGTAGTTGACAATAAGTATGTAGAAAGTTCTTTAGATAAACTAACTAAGCGTAGCGAGGAAGTTCTACAGATTATCTATGGGATTTCAGGTAAAGAATTCAATGTAGCTAGTGTTGCACAAGTAGGGGAAGTCTTTTCTAGTCTAGGTATTTGTTCCCCACAGAAGACCCTCACAGGGAGGGATTCGTGGAGTGAGGGAGCCTTGGCGCAGATAAATCACCCCTTAGCGGGTTGGATTAGGCAATACCGCACATTGGCTAAATTGATTTCTACCTATATTGAACCGTACAGAGGCGTATCTACTATGCATACAACCTATGCCAACTGGGGTACCGTTACGGGTCGTCTGTCATCAAGGGGGCCAAATCTTCAGAACATCCCAAGAAACCATTTCAAATTACATAATGTGGAATTTAATACTGAGGCTGAGTTAGAAGAAATTCGAGGTAGAGTCGATGCTATTATTTCATCTAAAGGTCAGAATGTATCTATATCTGCTAAAAGTTTAGGTAAAGATGTATTACAAGCATGGGGATTCCTAGGAGATGAATCATTAGATGAAAGTGATGATAAGCAGATAGCTATTAGAAGAATGTTCAAACCAAGGCCAGATCATTACCTCGTTTCGTATGACTACTCACAGATGGAAGTGCGTATGTTTATGAACTACATAGGTAACCCAGAAATGCTTGATCTCATGAAACAAAATGATGTGGATTTCCACGGGGAAGCTGCGAAGATAGCTTTCAAAGTAGATAAAGATCATCCGGAATATAAGTTCTATAGGCAATTAGCTAAAACCATAACTTTTGGAGTTATATATGGTATTGGTAGAGATAAACTTGCGGGTCAGTTAAACACAAGCCCTAAAGAAGCAGGTAAATACAAAGCCGAATATTTTAGAAATATTACGGGGTCTAAGAAGTTTTTTGACTCTGTGGTTCGTATGGTTGAACAGAGGGGTTGGGTTAAGAGTAAATACAATCGGGTATACAAAGTAGATAGAGATAAAGGATACAGAGCAGTAAATTACTTAATTCAAGGAACTAGTGCCGATCTTTTAAGTGAACGAATGATAGAAGTTTCTAAGTTTCTAAACGGTACTAAAAGTAGGATGTTATTACAAGTTCATGATGAGATCATATGTGAAATACATAAGGATGATATATTGCTAATTGAGAAGATTCGTGATATACTACAAGAGAATAGTTTAGGTATCCCACTTGTAGTGGATATGGAGTTGTGCGAGCCGTCGTGGGCGACTAAGCATGATTTCCAGATACATGATGGGGATGTGGTATTTGGGAAACTTCCGGTATCCGTCCCCGTAGAAGAATATATAGATTGGAGTTAAGTATGGCAAAGGTTTCACAGGAATTATCTTTTACAGTAAATTTAGGCGATTACAATAACGCAAAAGTTATTTTAGGTATCCATGACATAGATACTGAAGATGATGTAGATAAGCAATTACAGGAAGCGAAAGTAGCTTTAGGTAAAGCTTTCGTTCAACTCTTTATACTAGCAGATAAAGAACTTACGAAGATTAAATATCCCCATGAGGGTTCAATAGATTAGGAGGTGGCTTTAGTGACTACGGAAATTACACGAATGAAAGTACTAGAAGCTGTATTAGCCGAACGGGAACGCCAAGACAAGAAGTGGGGCGATCAGACTAATAATACAGATGAGCGTTGGACAGTAATACTAACTGAAGAGTTAGGAGAAGTTGCTCGTGAAGTCTTTGAGGGACGATCAGCAGGAATGTTTGAAGAGATTATACAGTGTGCAGCGGTGTCCTTTGCTTGGGCAGAAGCATATTTAAATAGATTTCATAAAAATTCGGGGGTTCCTCTTGATGAAGACTAACGCAGAAGATTTATTTGAAACATTATTACAAGATAAAAATTTAGGTTTATCTATTGGTAACGATGCAGCCTTAGAATATGATCGTATCTCGTTTGGGATACCCCAACTAGATAATATAACAAATGGGGGTATACCCAAGAAACGCTTCACATTAATTTATGGTGGGTGGTCGTCAGGCAAATCTTATCTATGTACTAAACTATGTGAGAGTGTACAGAAAGAGAATGGAACAATTCTATGGGTAGATACTGAGCAGTCTTGGGATAGTGAATGGATGACTACGTGTGGTCTCGATACTAATAGAATTCTCCTTAAGATACCAGATAATGCTGAAGATGCTTATAACGCCATGGCTGCGGGTATGGAGAAGGGTGTGGATATAGTAGTGTTGGATAGTGTTGCGGGGCTTATACCCAGTGAGATTCTTAAACAAAAAGATATGTTTAGTTATAGTCCTATGGCATGGCAATCAAGGTCTTGGAATCAGGCATTAATTAGACTTTTACCGCTGCTGAGGAACGGGTCTGCCCTTGTTGTTATAAACCAGACTAGAGGCTCTATGGGGCCTGTAGCGGCGATAGAGACGATGCCGGGTGGGAAAGGCCAACAGTTCTTTGCTCACGGGGTCTTAGAGACACGTAGAGGGGAATATATCAAAGATACCAAGGGTAAACGTTTAGGATTTAATATTATTACCTCCCTTCAGAAAGATAAGTTCGGGGGAAAGCGATGGGAGCAGGTAGAGATACCTTTTAGAGTTGAGGGCGGTATAGATATAGCTGAGACGTATCTACGAGAAGCCTTAGCCCTTGGTTTAATAACCAAGAGCGGTGCGTGGTATACCAGCGACTTCTTTGGGGACGAAACGATACAAGGTTTCGATAATCTTAGATTAGTAGCTGCTGCAAATCCTGATAGTATGGAGAAATTGGTTAGTGCCATACAGACACGGGACTAAACAGGAAAAACTTATAGAGAGGTGTATTGAAGAATCGGGGCTGCGTTATCTCGCACAAGCCAAGTTCGGGCAGTATGATGTGGACTTTCTTCTTACGGAAATTGATGTGGTAGTGGAGGCAGATGGGCCTTTTGGTCACCTCTCTAAAAGAGATGAGCGTAGGGATAAAGATTTGAAAGATATGGGAGTCGCAGAAGTGTGGCACTTTAGAGAGAAAACTTTACAAGATATAAAGGAAAGATTATGTCAGGAATTACACAGATATCAAAATCAAATAACATAGAAGCCCCCGTAGTTAGGGTTGATCTAGGATTAACTTCTCTAATACAGGAAGGTTTAGAACGAAAGAATTCTCCTCCGAGGGCGGGAGTATTCTACCCATCTACCTTAGGTAATAAATGTGACCGATATATGTATATGGCTTATAACGGTATGCTGCTAGGGAATGATATACCTCCTAGAATACAGCGAATCTTTGATGTAGGGGGTGCCTTCGAGGAGAGATTTGAGAAATATCTAAATAATGTAAAAATTCTAGTAGATAGAGAGCTTTCTATCAAAACAGAGAATCCTCCTATATCAGGTAGAATAGACTTCATAGTGTTCCCAGATGATCCCGTGCCAGTAGAACTAAAAACTATTAAGCAGGAAGAGTACAAAAAGTTACGGGGGCCAAAACCAGAGCATTTGTTACAGCTTCAATTGTATCTAAATATGGGTAATTATAAGCATGGTTACGTATTATATGAAAATAAAAATACGCAGGATTGGAAGTGTTTTAAGTTGGAGCGAGATGAAATTCTTTGGGATAGTGTGGTGGAAAGATGTGTACGTGTGATGGAGATGAACGAAGCTCCGGAGAAATGTACAGGTAATCGTTGGTGCGATTGTAAAAAGGTGGAAGTATGAAAAAACGTTGGAGTTATACAAATGCTATAGATGGCGCAGAAAACTATATCGGAAATCTAAGTATCCCTACGTTCGGAATGTCGTTGGACACTCCGGATGCAGATTTGAAATTTTCAGATGTAATACATGCATCAGTAACTAAATTAGAAGAGTATCTGGTTGTCTATGGTGGTTATAAAAGTTTGTTAGAACAACATGTTGCAGATATAGAAGCTCGTAAGGGGGCTATGGAAGCCCAGTTTGATGAGGGATATAATGTAGCTATGTATCAGGTTGCAGAAGAGCATGTCGGTAAGGGTGAACGTAAACCTACCAAAGAGCAATTACGGGGGGAGATTATGCTCTCCAGAGAGTCTCTGGCTAAATTGAGGCGAGATGTGATAGATATTACAACGCTATATACTAGATTGTTAGGGCAACTTAAATTATACACTTCTGCTTTTGCGACAGTTTCTAGGATAGTATCCCTTAGAACTCAAGCCTATAAGGATTCAGAATGATAGCGGGATTTGATTGTTCTTCAAAAGCTATACATCTTTCTCTTTTAGATGAGGATGAGAATTTAGTAGGTTTAGAAAAATTTGAAAGCAAGGATAAGAATTATGAAATTCGATTCTATGAGATACTCGACAAGTTTGAAGCTTATGCTGGTATAATAGATATAAGCACAGCAGCGATAGAGTCCGCTATATACATACAAAATGCGAAGGCCACTATAGCCATAGCTTCGGTGGTAGCGGGGATAAAACTACAATTGCATAGGTCAGGTACTCCATTTGCTTCTGTGGATAATAGAAAGTGGAAAAAAGTAATTATTGGAAAGGGAAATGCTTCTAAAAGTGAGATAATGGATTTTTCCATTTCTCAATGGGGAGATTTATTTCCAGAGCAGGATTATGCAGATGCTGCTTGTATAGCATTATGGAGGAGAAGAGATGGCAGATAAGTTTAAGATGTATGTTTCTAGGGCTGGTTCTAAAGAAGAAGAGCCTGTGGTATATGAAGATAGGTTACCAGAAGGAACTACGCCAGAAGATTTAAAAGAAAAGCATGGGGTAGTTATCTGGTGTAAATACTATGCCTGTGTCCACAATAAACAATTTGACGATACCCAGAGAACTACAGGAACGCTACGGAAGAATGATTCATGGAAACCGATTGTTGAACGAGAGAATGTCTGGAAGGGTGTGTGTACGAGAGATGAGATTGGGATAGATTTTCAAGCGTTCTTTTCTAATGGGGCTAAATTTAAAGTACCTGCCTGTTACAACGCAGCTACGAATATAACAGGGTATATGGACTTCAGCAAGTTATTGCAATCAGATGGGTCGCCTTATGGAGGAAATATTGATTCACAAAGTTCGGAACATGGAACTGAAGCTTTCGGAGTACATTAATGCCTAAAAATATACCAGTTGCAATACGTCTAAAAGGTATGGAGTTATATATAGCTAACAGTATGAGTGCTAGGGAAATAGCTGAACACTTGTCTACTAGCTATAATGTAAGTGTTCGACCCCCAACTATTTATGCGTGGGCTAGAAAATTTGATTGGGATAATAAAAGAACTCAAGTTGTTGCTCAAACTAATGATAAAATAGTTCAAAGTGAGGCTAATAAAGCATTTCAGATACAGGATGAGCAACTTAAAATTTATACAGACATTAGAGAAAAAGCTTCTAATGAGTTAGGTAATCTAAACTTTACCAGAGCTTTAGATGCGGTCAGAGCTGCTGACGTTGGCATACAGGGAGAACGACGAGTATTAGAAGGACTAATCAATTTACAATTTGTTCAAGAGGTTATGAGAGTATTGGTTGATGAGATTGATGACGGAGAGTTACTAGCTATAATTGCAAATAAATTAAAAATATTAGTGTCTACAGAGGAACAAAATGCCGACCGAAGTAGTAACTCTTAAAGAGGCTTTTGGCCTCCTCTCTACAGGGATAAAAAATAGTGACAAGGTTGCTGTAGGTTCGTTCTGGGAATTTGTCCGAGATATTTGGGGCTTGAGTTTCCAACGTCCAGAGTTGTTTCGTGCTTGGCATGTTCAATTTTTATGTGAGGAATTAGAAGCGACGATTAAAGAGAAGAAAAATTATACTGCGGTATTACCTCGCGCTCATTTTAAGAGTACCATTTTAGGACATGCCTTTGCTATATGGACATTATTGACGGCTAAAGTTGATACTAGAATTTTATACTTATCTTATAGTGATACTATGGCTAAGTATCATATGAGCGAGATAAATAAAGAAGTAGCTCGTAATCCTAAAATACCAAAGTGGATACGAAACGAAGCCCCCAAAGCAGATTATACATTTAGATATAGACATGCTAACGGAAGTTCCTTAGAAATAGCGCACGGTGGACTATTCTCCTTCAAAAGAGGTATGCATGTTAATGGCGCATTGATAGCTGATGACATCCTGAAAGACCCTGAGAACCCACTGAACTTATCTCAAATAACTAAGATTGAAGAACACTTCATGACTGAATCTATGTTCATACCTAACCAAGGAGTCCCGGTTGTAGTGATGGGTACTCCCATGTTACCCGGAGATATTTTGGCAAAGCTTGAAACAGATACTCGATTCAAATATCGAAAACTTCCTGCGTTTGATCCTGTACCGGGAAGACGAGTACTGATGCCAGAATTGTATAGTGAAGATTGGTTACTAGAACAACAGAAAGCAAAGCCGAAATCGTTTGCGTCAGAGTTCCTACTCAAACCATTTTTGAGCCAAGAATCTTATTTCTCTGAGGAAGACATAGCTAAAGTATTAGATTATACTTTAAGGAGTTATCCAGCTAACCATAAGCATGATTTCCCTGAGACGGATCGGATTTTTGCTGGGTTTGATGTGGGGAAAAAGAGGCACCCTTCGCATCTTGTAATCTTTAGAAAGAGTGGCGACAGGATAGAACAAATACATCAGACATGGTTAGATGGTTGGGACTACACGGCACAAATAGAATTTCTAAACGATGTTGCTCAAAATTTCAATCTTACTAAAGGATACATAGACAATACGAGAGGTGAACTAGAAGATAGGGGATTAGATACGAAATGGTGGCCTATGCATTTTACAGCGAAGAGTAAAATGACTATGGCGCAGATATTCGAAACTTATGTCCACGAAGGAAATACTAAACTAATAGCGGACGAAAGACAGACCTCTCAGATACTATCTGTAAGCAATGAACTCAAAGCTCCTGAGACTCCTATGGGGCATGGAGATGCTTTCTTTTCTATAGCTATGGCTCTTCAAGCATGTTTCGAATCATCGCAATATCAAGTTACAACTATAGGGGATATGCAAGAGATTTTACAAGATATGGAAACTGCTGTGAATGACGCTGAAAAGACTCCCGCACGGGCTATACAAGAGAAGCTTTTAGGGTATAATGATAATACACCCAGCCCCGATCCTGCCCCCAGACCGCTGAATCCTGAATGTGAGGATGTAAATTGCGGCCCTAATGTATGGATACCTGAGCGGGGTCTTTGTTTATATTGTGGATTCCGTAAGTAAGAAATCAGGGGGTAGTACATGGTCATACTAGCAGCACAAGCTGAACTCGTAGCAAAAAAACGATATTATTTAAAGGATAATAAAAACCAGCCGACCGAAAACGCTGATCAGATGTTTAAACGAGTAGCTGATGCGGTAAGTAGTGTAGAAACCAAGTACGGGAAACTTCCTGTTGAAACGGAACTTTCATCCAACGATTTCCATAGTATGATGTCATCGTTAGATTTCATACCTAACTCCCCCACCCTTATGAATGCTGGTACTAAACAAGGTACTTTGTCTGCGTGTTTCGTTCTACCACTTGAAGATAGTATGGAAGGGATAATGAAAGCTGCTCATGATGCGGCTATGGTTCAAAAATTTGGTGGGGGAACTGGGTTTGCCCTTTCTAAACTCCGTCCTAAAGGAGATCGTATATCAACTACACATGGGATATCTTGTGGGCCAATAGAAGTACTAAAAACTCTTTCACGCGTATCTTCAATGATTACGCAAGGAGGGAAACGTGATGGAGCTAACATGGCGGTCATGGACGTACACCACCCAGATATTTTAGAGTTTATTGATTGTAAGTCCGTTGAGGGGGATATACATAATTTTAATATTTCGGTAGGAGTCACTGATGCTTTTATGCAAGCGGTAAAAGCAGGAGTGCATTATCCCCTAATCAACCCACGCTCTAACGAAATGGTGGGGGAACTTGATGCCAGAGAAGTATTTAGTAAAATGGTATATGGTGCTTGGCGTAATGGAGAACCCGGTATCGTATTTTTAGATGCCATAAATGCCGATAACCGTGTGATTAAGAAGTACGGTCGTATAATTGCTACCAATCCCTGTGGAGAGCAACCTCTACTAGGTAACGAATCATGTAATTTGGGGTCGGTAAATCTAGCTAATTTCTTTAAGCCCACATCGTCGTCATCTTCTTCAGAACCATCTTTAGATTGGAAAATTAGTATGGATTGGTTTAGGCTAGATAAAACAGTACGTATGTCAGTTAGGTTTTTAGATAATATAATGCGACTCCTGATATTGAAGAAATGTCAAAAGCAACAAGAAAAATTGGTCTAGGTGTTATGGGGTTTGCCGACCTGTTAATTCAATTACGCATTGGGTATAATACAGATATAGGTAGGTATATAGGTACCCATATAATGGGTTTTATACAAGATATTGCTGATAACGAATCTATGCGCCTAGCTAAATCACGGGGTGTATTCCCAGCATGGAGCAGCAGTAGTTATGCCAAATCCGATTATAAATTAAGGAATGCTTGTAGACTCACAGTTGCTCCAACAGGGACGATCTCTATGCTAGCAGATACGTCTAGTGGTATCGAACCGACGTTCGCATTGGCATGGAAGAAGATGAATATTTTAGAGGGGGAAACTCTTCATTATGTAAATAAA